CGCCTTGTCGGTGGGGTTGTTAAGATAATCTGCAACACCCTTGCTAAGATCAGAAAACGTTTTGTACTCCTCAACCTGCGCTTGCTGTTCACCGATGGCATCAGCAAGTGTGATGTCCCGAATCTTGTTCTGAAGCTCCATTCCTTGGCGCTGGAGCAAAGACTCAGCCGTCTGCTGCTGGAACTGCTCCATCATCCGCGCCTGCGTCTGTGCGCGGTCGAACAGATTTGCACCTAGCTGAAATGCTTGAAGAGATTGGTCGGCCATAAGATCAAGGAGTTCCACCAAACCCAACGGAAGGAGCGGTTAGAGACGGCGGAGGAGCCATCAGATTCGGAGCAGCAATTTGAGGCGTTTGGCGCATCATGTTGGAGTAATCAGACATCAATGCGCTGGAAAGGCCATACTGCGACAATGCGCCACCAACAGTTCCACCAAAATTGGTGAACGCAGTCTGAGCAGCTTGAGCCATCGGCGACGGAGCAGCAGCCACCTGAGCGGCAGTCAAATCGCGTCCGTACTGAGCCGACTGCTGTTGCTGAATCGCACCGATCCGCTGAGCAGGCGTGATGAACATGCTGCTCACAGAGAACGGCTGAGCCATTCCGAATGCTCGCTGTTGCTGGATGAAGTTCTGAGCCTGAGCAAGACCTTGATTTTGGATCTGCATGGATGTCAGACCCAAATCGCGCGCAGTAAGCGAACGACCGAATCCAGAACCAGCACCGAATCCACCAGACAAAGCTCGTCCAGCAGTCGAGCGTTGAACCTGAGCGGAAACCTCGGGCGAAAGCTCACCGCGCAAGGCTGCGCCAATATTCTGCCCAGCCTGCTGAACGATCTGGTCATAGCCAGGAATCGCACGGCGAAGCTGAGTTTCAAGCAATGACTGTTCGGCGGATGTCGTCTTCTCAGCCAGCTTGGTGGCAGGCTCAAGCGCGGCAATGTTTTGCCGGATAGCGTTGGTTTGCTCCTGCTCGAAGTTAATCGGCTTCAGCTCAGGAACCTTCGGCCTTTTTCCGCCGAAAAGCCCACCAAGCAAACTGCCGACAGCGGAGATTCCCGCTCCACCCAGAATTGCTGCACCTATTGCCATAAATTATCCTTTTGGTTCAGAACCATTGAGAAAACCCTCCGCCGTTCAGTCCGACTCCGACCATTCGGATCGTGTGAACGGCATCGCCCAAATACTGCATCGTCTGCTCCTGCACAGCTTGAACAGCTTTGGCTTCGTAGGCCACTGCTTCCTGAATCAAATCGTTCTCTTCCTTCCGAATCGCCATGACCATCAGCTTGATGGCGTCGGGACACGGAGGAATGAGGTAGTCATTCACGCTCGTCGCATTGATGTGGCGCATCTTGCCGATGACCGTGACGGTCTGAGTGCAGCAATCGCTGTTTCGGCCAGTCCAGAGGCTACGACGATACTGCGGCAACGTCTCGTCCGGGTCGTACACGGCAAGATCTACCTCGGCAAAAATTGTCTGGTTGTACTCGTAAAGCCGAGATGCGGTATTTGTTGCCTCCCTGATAACGCCGGTCAGTGCGGTAAATTTCTTGGAAGACTGAACGTAAGGAAGAGCGAGGGTCAGCTTTTCGCCGTCAATCCACAGACCGCCCGATTGAGTCCTGATCCATTGGCCGTTCGCGTCGTAGCCTTGGAGCGTTATCGTTTTCCCATTGTCTGAAGCATCGCCAGGATAAACTCGAATGTAACTATTGATGCCCCCAGACATATCGCGGTATGAAACGACAGTACCACGATCAACAAGCTGTTTTCCCGCGCACGGGTTGCAGCTTCCGAGCAGGCCGAATCCGGTTTCTTGGAACTCATACCATTGGTTTCGAACAGACCCTGTGCCGCAGCAATCCGCCACCGCCTCGATGGTTTCAATCGCTCGCGGCCAAGTGATGCATCCGTCAACGGTTGTAACCGTGAAGCGTCCGTAAGATCCAGCCCAAAGACCTTTGTGCAGAAGCCTTCGACACGCCTGATTGATGTACTCGTAAACGCGAGCGTCATCGACGCAGACGCCGATAGCCCGAGCAATCGTGGACCTAATATCTTGGACGATCAGCTTCATTTGGTGTAGTAGACTCGACCAGTTCGCTTGATAAAGTAAACACCGTAAAACGGCGGAAGATTGTTGTGGGCCGCATCGCCACCAACCGAGGTCGTCGGCAACAGGTTGGCCACGCCTTCTGTACGGTTCGTTGCGCTGAACAAACTCGTGTCAGCCGATCCGCGCTGGGCGAGGTTAATGTACTGGTCGAGAATCTGGTGCGTATGCGACGGCATTTCCGATGTAACAAGCGTATGCTTGTCCTCACCGGCAACAGCGGTCGAGGTGGTCGTTCCATTGACGCTAACAACTCCACTCGCCGCAAACGTGCCAGCTCCAACCGGGAATCGAGCTTCGAATGCGGTGTCGATAGCCCACATTGAACCGGCGTAAGGATTGCCAGAGTAAACCGTCCCATCGCCGCCGTCGTATGAAAGGACATCGACACTTGTTCCAACAAAGATGCGACGCTCGCTTCCACCGGCGGCAACAGGGTTTTGTCTCGCCCAATAACCTCCCTGAAAAACCCACCAGTTGCCGTTGTTATCCAGCCACGGGTAAACCTGATTGTTCAGCGTTGGAACAGAAGCACCGAAGTTGAAGAACGAGTTTCCAATCGTGCTGTTGAACGTCGCCTGTGTGCCACTGATGACATCGTTGGCCAACTGTTGGTAGTTGGTCGGACAATACCCGATAGGCAAACTCGGGGGCGTCAGCGTGATGAGCGTAAGGTTTGGCATTCTGTTTCTATGGGTTGACGGATTCCGAGGTGTAGATCAGCGGGTTGATGTCACAGACATCGAGCGGGGTGCATGCAGGGAATACCGTGCGGCAATCGCCCACACTCGGCTCCTGAACATCGTAAGCATGAACTCGCAAGCTCTTGATCCGGCAATACCCAATGATACCAAGCATCACTTGAACCTCGTAAAGATTGCGAGCCGGGGTGCTTATCGTTTCATTGCACGGCAGATCCGAAGGCGTCGGGAAACGCATCTTCGGGCGATACTGCGGCTTGAAGTTCGTAATCGGGCAAAGATCAAGGCACTGAGTTGTCGTCGCGCACTCAGCAAAGTCGGTCCACTCAATCCATCCAGGATACTGGTCAGGTCGATAGGTGACATTGAAGGAAACATCACCCTCAAGCGAATCGACGAACAAGTCGCCTGAATCCAGGCGCTTCAATCCAAACGGAACATCGAAGTTGTAGGCGCGAGTCTGAACCATCCACTCGATTTCTTTCTTACCATCGGGAATATTGTTGTCGAATTTATCACCCTTCGTGACTTCCCAGAGTTGAATCGAGTCATCTGATCCGCGAGCGATGCAGAAGCACTGATCGCCGTAGGCGTTCTCAGTCTTGACGATCTGAAGCAAATTGAGTCCAGTCCAGATTCCTGACCACGCAGGCGGAAACTTTTTCCGCATCGACGTAATTAGGTCAAAGTCCAAGACCGCCAACGCCTTGTGAATAACTCCCTCGGCATTGTACCGAGGCTGGCAGGTCATCAGGAGGCGATTGTCGAACACAACCGCAGAACTGGCCCACAAGAGATTCGTCTGATCGTTCTCAATAACATTCAGTATCTCGCTGCTGATCGGGGTGTTGCCCCAATCGGTGAACGAACGACGAGCAATGATGAACGAGCGGACGCCATCGACAGCACGGTAAAAGACATCGCCATTGATAGTAATAGCGGACCGAGAACCAAGCGCGCCGCTCGTAAGCAAGCTAATCGCTTGAATCGGGTAGCTCAGGTTCTTCCATGTATCACGATCAACAGGAGCTTGAACCGAGAAAACGTATCGAGGTGTGAAGACTAGAAGCGGACCTTGACCGAGCGAGGTGTCTGGATCGCCTGGGACAGCCATCGCTGTGATGCCGCCTGAATCCGACGGAACCGCAAAGTCTCCGCCCTCATTAAGGAAGGTGTTCTCGGTTTCTTTGAGTACACTCGCTCGCGTTCCATCCCCATAAACAATGTCGGTAGCGCGGAAAGAGAATCCATCTGGAAGTGCGTACCAGATGCGGCCATTGACGTAGGCCATAACCTTGCCGGTCTTGATTTCGTCATCGCTTGAACGGCGCAGATTCGTGCCGTTGAAGATCAGCGGCCTACTGAATCCATCCTGAATAACAACGAAGTTCTCAGCCTGAACCATCCAACCATCGAGCAGGTTGGAAGGATTCTCAAGACTTGGAGAAACCGACAGATTCTGAGCGGTATTCTGAAGGCAGTTGTAAAGCCACACTTTACCACTGATCAGCATCAGTATGAACGTGCGTCCATCGTCGGCAATGTAGGGCAGCGCACATTGGAACGTGCCGGTTAGCGACTGAGGTCCGTAGCACTCTTCTGACCACCCATCCGCCGTCACGTTCGTCTGGTCAGCGGTAATCTGATCGTTGTCAGCCGTAATACTGACGCACAGGTCGTAATCCTTTTGAACGAAACCGGGGCGGCATGAGACAAACCCCTGTCGGAAGTTGGCATTTACCGCAAACGCCACCTGATTCTTGTCTACCTCAGACGGCATCACGCCAGCGTCAATGCCACCCTCAAAGGTGACAGATCCGTCCGTGTACCTTCGTGGTGCGCGTTCGCTCATGGTTTAAGCCTGAATACGCTGGACAGAGAATGAGGAGCCGGTTTCGACGCTTACATCGTGTGAAGTTGTCTGAATCAAGATGTCGTAGTAATCGCCAACCACAGACGCCTGATCGACGTAAGAAAACGACACAGCAGGCAACGATTGTGGGGATGCGTTAGTGGCGTTGAAATCAAGCGTTTGAAAGATGTTTGACCCATTTTTCCGCAAGAAAACAACAACCCGAGCAACGCCGCCACTACCAAGAAGATTGAACAGACCTTCAATTTTGTAGTATCCAGTGTACGGAACCACAAATCGACCAGTCGCAGCGACAAATCCTGAAGACGGATCTAGGTTTGCCCAAGATCCAACAGGAAAGTCCGTGAGGCTAAACGGATTCTTGGTCGTTGCAGATACGATCAAGTTGCTGCCGGTCAATCTCCGCGTAAACGTGACGTAGTTGAACGAAGCAATCGACGGAGCTGACAGCGTGATGTTTCCGGCGCTGTTCGTAACGACAATCGGAGCCGTTCCAACAATCTCCTTCTGAAGATAAGCCGCTCCGTCGCCGACCAGAATCTTGTTCGCGGGGGCGGTCGTCAGGTTTGTGCCACCTTGAGCAATCGGAACCGTGCCGGTGACATCGGCAATGGGAATCGTGGCAACCGTCGAAACTGCGCCAAAGCCGCTCGACCCTTGAGTCTTGAGGTAGCCAGCAGATAACGAATCGAGAGCAGTCTCGTTCGTCAGCGTGGCGTCTGAAGTGCGGCAAATGTACGACGCGCCAACCGGAGCGCCGCCGGATGCGCCGGGCGAACCTTGCGGTCCAACAGCTCCAGCAAGAGTAATGAGCGAACCGGAAGGAATCGGAGTGGTTGGAATCGCATTTGCAACACCAAGAACTCCTGCCGCTGGGTTTTTAAGCGTAACATTCAACCCAACGACATCCAAAACCTGCATGTATCCGCACCCTTGAACGGAAACAAAAAACTGACCTTGAATCGATTCCGGCAGGAACGAGCTGTTACCAACCTGAACAACGACGTTTGCTCCAAGTGCTGGAACCAAAAATAAAGCGGTCGTGTAGGTGAACGAATCAACACCGTTCGTACCGTTGGTTCCATTCGCTCCAGCCGCGCCGCGTGGGCCAGGAATGTTGACGACGTATGGGGTGGTGCAGCTCATATAAAAACAGTCCTCTTATCTCCAGATTCCTGCAATTTTAATCTTGGGGTCGGCCTGCTTCCAAACGCCCAAAATCTTGATCCAAGTAATAGCCTCCCTCCAAGTTCCAGATATTTTGATCCAGAACTTGTTGGATGGCGCAGAGCCTTGGTTTGAAAGAATGGTGAGAAGCATTAGAGCGTCTCAAGCTGGTTCAGCGTCGCCTGAGTCTCGGCTAGTTCAGTGTCGATCTTGTCGATTTGGGCAATGTCCCCAATCGCCACGGCTGAGTTGCGGAGTTGCCCGAGGTAGACAATGCGACGTTGAAGCATCGCTTTGAGTTCTGGGATATTCATGGGTTAAATCACCATTTCCCGCAGCAAAACGGTCGAGGTGTTGAGGAGGAAATAGATGTAGTCGATTTCCGTCGCGCCGTCTTTGTAAGTGACATCAAACGCTGTGTCCCCAAGCACGGCAGCACCTTGGGTGTAGGTGGTTGTTCCAAACGGTTGCATGGCTTGCTCGGCAAGATCGAACGCAAACCATCGACCGGTAGCCTCTTTGGTCAGGTAAATGCGGTCCTTGAGGTAGACGTACTTTGAACCGGTCGTGAAGGTTTCAACGGCCGGTGAATAGGAGATTGCTGCCCAAGTGTTAAGCGCAATGTCGTAGCGGTCGAGCAAAGCACCGCCAGCACCACGGAAACTGTAAATGAAGCGGCCGTTGAGAATCAGGTTCTCATTGTTCCAATCAGCGGCGGAAACGCTGTGAATCCATGACCCGCTAATGGCAGCGCCGGGA